AAAGTATCGAGTTTACTCGGTCTTGAGTCTTCTTTAGTTAATACGACTTTAGGTCGTTTAACAAGCGCGGCTGGAATAGCCATGGAACCAATGGAGCAACATGGCCTTGAGGAAGTAGAGAAATTTATTCCTTTAATCGCCTCGAGCGCAGCTATGATGGATGTCGAATTTGGAGAAGTTTCAGTATCTAAGCATATGGATAAATTTGCCCGCAACACAAAATCAGCGGAAATTATCACACAGCATATGCGAAAGATAGCAGAAGCTTCAGGTTTGATTAAGCCCCAGAATTGGCAAGTCCTTCAAGACCTTAACAAGATGGTTAATGATCTGAAGGAGGATCATATTTGGGTTGTCCAAACATTGGCCCTACATGGCTCTCAATTTGTTAATCCAATGAATTACGAGCGTGTTAAAAAATATCGACAAGCAGTCGATAGAGCGTCGAAAACTCTCAGAAGTATAAATCTTCCTGAAATTAAGAATAATCAAATTGTTACTGAATGTAACTCGATTATTATGAAAGCTCAAGATTATTTAAATCAGATAGAGAGTATTCGACAAAGCATTGGCTTAAGACCAGTGCCTGTTGGCATTTGCATCCAAGGACCTAGCCAGGTTGGTAAAACAACTATAGTTAGAGAATTGATGCGACGTGTCAAAGAAAAATTGCGTAATAATCCTGAACTTTTCGGAGATCCAGTTAATTGGGCGCAATGGGATGCTAATCAACGTGAAGAGTTTGATAGCGGGTATTGTGGACAAGAAATTGTCTATATGGATGATGCTTTTCAAGATAAAACTAATAAGGATCATCTTATGTGGTATACATATATATCATCTACCTGCGTTGGAACTATTCAAGGAGTAGCTGAACAAAAGGGGCTCCCATTCAGAGCCCTTATCTGTATTACTACGTGTAACGAGTTTCCTACGAAATCAATTGCCGTTAGTCATATTAATGCTTTACATCAAAGATTTCCCCTTTCGTATCGTTTTAAAAAGTTGCGAGACTTCTCGAAATGGAATGAAGGAGGAAGTAATTTTGATCATTTAGAGATCGAATATGGCTCAATGGCAGATTTTGCAGCGAATGTTCCTACACGTAGAAATATGAAAGGAGTTCCAGCTCCTTCCACTACGGACTTCCCAAAGACCGATCTAGATGGTATGGTTGATCAAATTTGTCAAAGTATGATTAACAATATGACGTTTTATAATCTTCGGATGCAAACGGCTACAAACATACCAGTAGAAATGCATGGAGGATCAGATGATGAAGACCAAGATTCTTTATGCAGTGATTTCTTAGATGACGTCTTTGGGGAAATTCCTACTGATACTCATAGCGAGTTGTTATCAGACGATCCAGAAGAGGATGATGATACCGAATCACTATCGAGTAACTTTATGGACCAAGTATTGGGAGAAATACCTAATACCGTTCATACTGAATGTTTTTCACGAAACGTTACCTTTAATGAAGTTGTTGAGGTTCATGAACTACCAAGTTCAATTGAAGAAGATGTATTACCCGAACAAGTCCCTGAGGACTTGAGAGGATCATATGTCCAGAACCCAACAATTAGAGGAACTCAAAGTGAAGATCATGACAGCACTATGCGCATCGATAGATTATTACGAGCGGTTGCTGAAGATATGAATAACGCGGTAAATCGCGCGCAATACGACACTATATATAGCGTCGGAGATTGGATTCATTATCTCAATAGAGCTCCGCAAGGAGGTGCTACTACAGCTGCTGACTTAATTCGACCTAATAGGACGGATTTTCTCGCAGAAGATGGACTCTATGAGTTTCTATCGACGTTAGGTGCGTGGGTGATACTAGATTCCGAACGTGAAGCTTTTGAAATGGAGTTTATGCGACAACCAATTTTGAAATTGAAAGATCATATGGATACTGAGTATTTGTGGGGTCCGACTTTAGGGTTAGGCACCGCTTTTTATTTGGTTTCACCAAATCTTATTTTTCAATTGGAAGAATCTTTTCTCACTGGTTGGCGATTACGGCGTACGCGCTGGAAGCGGAAGTTACTAGCTTTCTTGGTTGACCCATATGCCCAGCGTTTGTTCGCCCAGCATACTATTCCAATAGCGGTAGCCTCATGGTTTCCTTCTCTAGCGGTTCAACCTGCTTGGCAAATTGCTCTGTACCTTCGGGGTTTTACACAGGGTTATTACCGGCGTGGTATACACCCGTTTTGGAGGGGTACAACATCAGTGTTGGGAAATATCGTGAATGTTCTCAGGTTATGGGAAGCACCATGGTATTTTGTAGCTAAAGGTTTTGATTATCTCGAAAAGATAACCATGCGACTTGCTAAAGGTATGACTTCGGTTATGCTACAATTGCTAGAGTATTTTGGCGTTGATGTCCAAGGTTTGTGGAATGACATCGCGAATCTCACAAATCAAATGATTTCTCAAGCAATCATTCTCGGAGTTACATCCGTACTGATTTATGTAGCTTACAAACTCATCAAATTCTTGTTTAAGAAAGATGACGAGCCAGTAGAAATGCATTCATCGAAGAATGAATTCGGTAAGAATAGTAGAAGATTGCAAAGACAGAAAATTGTAAAACAAAAAACTGTCCAAGTAAGAGCTTTTCAACGCCGTGGAGCAGATGATTTAATCTGCGCTGAGGAATGTGATGATGAAGATGAAGACATTCAACACGAAGATACTATCTATACAAAAATTGGTATCTGTAATGATAAAGAATCATTTTATGGAGTAAAACCCCTAAAATATTTATTTGAAATCTTAGAAGAGGATCCGCAAGCAATATGTGGTGAATTTGTGAAGTGTAAAAACTCCCACATTTTAGCTCACTATATTGATGCTGATGATTTCCTTGTAGAGAAATCAAATTTGAAATTTATCAAAAAGATACCGATAACTATAAATAGATCGGATGGTTATGGCGTAGCAATAAGTTATGACCTAGTTGGCACTGAAGAACAAGTGTGTCAACAACATGAAAAATTCCTTAAGCGGTTAGATTATCTTAAGGTTCTCGATTGGCAAGGCGATATTGATATTCGCCGTATTGATGATATTTATCATCTCAAAGTTTATTTGGTCGGTCTGTCCACGACTATCCAAGGCACACCACGTAACTTTGTATCGCGAGAGCTTAGAAATCTAAATGCGATTTATGAGGATGAAAAAGGGTTAAAAACTCTTACAACCAATACCACTGCGGAAATCCTTGATCAACACGGATCTGACGATTCAATGTGTTTGATGAATTCATTAGTTGAAAAACATCAAGTATATATGTCTATTGCAAATTACAATGATGTTGATTCTAATGAATTGAGTAGGATGACATTTGGTATTGGTCATTTTGACACTATCATTTTCAATGCACATATGTATGAAATTGGTGAGTTTGTCAGATTCTGGAGATGGAATAAGAGGAAAGTAGTCGACGGATATCAAATCTGCCATGTTGAGTCAATCGACACGGTAAGAGATATTGGTATCGCTCGGATAATTTCTAAGGAAAGATTCCGCTCCGCTCTTATGTCTATGGGTATAAGGCAGTCTTGCAATCTCATGGCATCGATGGTAGATAGATTTAGGTCTATTGAACCCTATCTTTGTGATGAAACAAATTGGAGGGCGATTAGTGACGATCAGTCATGTCTGTGTTTCTTACCAACAGCTGGTTCGCTGGCGATAGGAAGAGTCGGTATAGAAGGTCTGAAAAGTCGTTTTATACGAACGCGTGACACTGTCACTAGTCAATTGACTGATTATATATGTATCAGTCAGCTCAACATGAGCTTACCACTAGCTCGCAAGGGTGATTGTGGTGGATTGATTCTATCTTATCGAGATAGATATCAATCAAAAATCATAGGTTTCCACTGTGGTGGAACTGCTTCCAATTGGTATGGAGCGATCCTTCGCAAGGAGGATTTAGCTCTATTCACCCAACACGGAAGTGAAGATGATGTATTTTCTAAATTTATCGTCGGTGGGGAACCTGTTGATTTACCTGATGGACCAGGTTGTACTTTTCTAGGAAAGTATAAATTTAAGACCAAACCAGCTGGAGATTTATCTCTAGCTCATTGGAAATACTCTCCTTTTCATGAGCAATTTGAAGAGCAACTCCAACCCGGTCCGTTAGATGCGAATGACCCAAGGATTAAGGTAGAAGTACCTTGTAATTCTTTAGGTTTTAAAAGTCTTTTATTAATACCTAACGGTGTTATGTGCTCCAAACTTCCAGAAATGGATCGTTCTGTACTAGCTATATGTGAAGAACATCTCACATACGAGATGCAGAACAAGATTGGAAACATCAAAAAGACTCCTTCTAATATGGAAGATTTATTAGAGATTGCTTTAAACGGTGATCGCGAGAATATTTTCTGTACAGGAATGGAGCTTGATAAGGCT